TCTTTCCACCTTTGGACCGTTAAGTTCCATCCAGATTTTACGGTCTGGCTTGCCGATTGAAGACATTCTAATACGTTTTTCACTGGGTGTATTCCTTTCCTCCTCCAGATGTTGAATGATAACAGCAGAAACACCCTCCAAGAAAGCCTCCAGATTTTCTCTGGAGACCTTCTTGTTGGATGCAATACGATCATATATATCGTTTACTAATGTAGAAATATGCATAGCTGCCCGCTCCCTCGCCCGCCATGCTTCTTGATCATACGAGCGTTTCCGAAATTAATATTGCTCATCACAAGCCCTGATATCATGACTAGACCATGTCGTCGTCGTCGTCAAACTCATCTTTTGCATACTCAACTAACTCAGTCACCTGTACCTTCTTGAGATACATTGACGTACCATACTTCTCAGCAAAAGGATGATTCTTATTGAAGTCAACCTTCACTCTGACGCTACTACCATTACCAATAAGAGTATCTCGATCAATAGTCTTCTTATCGGAGTCAATGACTGGAACGAGGTATTGAGTTCTGGCAGTTATGAACTCCCCTCGATCATCATTCTTGTTCTTCAACTTAACTCCATGAGAATTCAAGACTTCCTTACTCTTGTCAGAAAGATCACCTACGTCCAATTGGTACTTATCGGAATACTCATCCTTACGGTTGAGCTTGGTCCAATAAGCTTTGCCTGAAATAATTGCAGTCTCTTTCTGTGCAGCCATCATATTTATCTCCTTAATGTTGGTTAATAATATACCACCTTACCACGCTTAGATTCTTATGTCAAGAGAAATATCTAGGATTGCCATCTCAATCTCTTGGTTCATTGTATATGTTTCTACACTATTTAAATTTAATTCATTTGCTGAAAGCATTTCTTTAAAATCTTTAATAGGTTCTGTTTCTCTTTTATCATAAAGCTTACCCATAAGCCATACTTCTTTCTTGTATGGTTCAACTTCTGATATATACATATCACTTTCTTTATGCATATGTTTTCTTATATTATTATAGAAGTCTCTATGAATTTTCCAGTCAATATCTGATGGTCTAAGATCATATCTGAGAAAACCCATTGGGTGATCCTCTTGTATATTAACATAGTTGGGAGGATTGGCAACTATAATATCAAACTTCTCATGTTCAGGTATACCTTTAAGGTTATCACTCAGGTAAGAACGAACAGGATAATTATGTCTATTTATGGTACGTCTGACACAATCTATGGCTTTCTTATTGATATCAGATACTACAAGTTCTTGACATATACCCTGTTCCAGTAACCATAAACCTATCCATGCAGGACCACAACACCATTCATATATTGTTTTAACTTTCCTGTCATATAATAGTTCAGCAAATACAGGAGCGAGTAACTTACCTGCACCATCAAGCTCTGGTTCTTCTTCAATGGTACTGAGCCATTCAATATAATCAAGCATTTGTTTAAAGACTTATTTTATATATCTTATCAACAGGTACAGAGAAAAACTTTTCTCCATCTGGTACATATCTGTTAGGCACCTCGATTACTGTTGCATATTTCTCCAGTGCAATATCAGAAATAATCCAAGCTTCTTTACAGTCATCTCTAAGAACATAGAATGTAAGATTCTCTTTTATCCTGTCAAGAAGTTTCTGTTTGCGATAGGGTATCCTTACATCTTTCCAAGAGGAGGGCCACTCTCCCTTCCATGAGTATTTAATTTCAGTTTCTGAAAAACAAACTATACCCTCCTCTGATATACTTTCTATATCACAAGAAAATTTCTCTACTATATTAGTAATATGATGTTTCTTTTTCTTTAAATAAGAAACAATAGCATCTTTAGATGTCTTATCTGATTTATCATATAGTTGTTTATTAAACTTTTTAGTTCTTCCTAGTGAGTTTCCTGCCATGTTCTCCCTATCTTTGCATCTGCATTGAGTGGAATATTCATCTGGAAAAAGTCAGATACTCTGGTCATGCAAGGATCAGTAATGCTGACAAGTTCTTCTGCATCATCAACATGAACTTCATACTGTTGCTCATCATGAATAGTGTTTACCAGATATGCCCTGAGTTGTCTATCTTTAATTTCATCATCAAGGAAGATAGACCATTGCTTACAGCAGATAGCCCCGCCGCCTTGCAAGAGGGTATTCAGGGCAGCATGAGCACGTCTAATCAGTATCCTCCTGCCATCTATACCCCTGATGTAACCTCTGGTTGAATGTCTTTGAACGCTCTTGATGAGCTTATCCAGCTTGGGAAGACTGGACAGAAACTTTTCTCTCAGTTTTTTCCCATCATGGGACGATCCATTAACGATGGAGCCTATCTTCTGATTACCTGCCCCATATATGAATGCATAGATGAAAGTCTTTGCTGCATTTCGAGTGGGTAGACCTGCCAGTTCCTGATTGTAGGTATGTGGATCACCCTCCAGAACCTCATGGATGTACTCATTGTCCTTCATATAATGTGCCAGCATCCTCAGTTCCAGTCCTTTGGCGTCCATACCTACCAGAACATGCTTGTCATCAGGTACTGTCCAGCAAGACCGTGAATCTTCACCATATGGCTTATGGTTTGCCACGATGTTTGCCATGTTGGGGTCTGCATGGACCATACGTCCTGTCACAGCACCCATTGTGATGACCTTGCCATGTACTCGATTGTTCTTGTCCACTACATCCAGCCAGCTTTCAATCGTCTTGGCTCTGGTCTTCAGCATCTTCCATTCTGCCAGCCTCTTGATCTCCTCCGGTGCAGAAGAGGATATTGTTTCCAGATTTTTCTCACTGATCTTTGGTGATCCCTTTGGTGTAAACTCAATGGGATTCCATCCATATTGATTCAGTCTCTGAATGATTTGCTTTGGTGATGCAAGATTAAATTTCTCATATTCAAATGCAGAAAAAGGCCCAACAATATTAGCATGATCATAATTCTTCAACCCTACATTGGAACGTGTTCCATCCTTCTTGATCTTTGGTACTATTTCCTTGATCAATCTGGCTCTGAGAGGAACCTTACTCAATACACTATCTTCTATCTCTGTTGCCCTGTTCAGGACTTCCATCATTAGCTTGTGTGCTTTTTCAGTATTGAGATAGAAACCTTTACTCTCTTGCTTGTTAAGAACATACCTTATCTTATGCTCCAAAGCTATTGATTTATCAGAGAAATCTTTCTTCTCAGTTCCCATTAAAAAATCATAAATTTTATGTGTGATATGAATATCATTCTCACAATACTCCAACATCTCTGGAGAGAAACATGAGAAGTCATGATAGTCAATCTTATCCAGCCCCAGTCTCTTGCCCCATGCTGCCAGAGAGTGTCGTCCTTCCCTGTCAGGATTGAATAGACATGAAAGGATATATGTATCCTGTATTTTTGACAGACCTATGTTTGAATTCCATAACCTGTTTAGTATGGGAGCATCAAAGGATAAAATATTATGACCCACCAGAATATTATAGCCTTCAATAAGTTTGTTGAATGTTCTGGGTTCAGTATGGCATGTTACATTTCCTGTATCTTTGTCTTTGCATACACAAACAAATATCTTTGTGGCATCCAGACCATCAGTTTCTATATCGAGAAATAATATCCTTTGCATTTTTTGTTGCTTCTTCTTTGGTTTTTCCAGCAGCAATCATAGTCCATCTATAAGGATGTAAGAAATAACTATCCTTACTTTTATTATATTTCTTCCAGTCTTTGGAAGTCCACTCTTCCAGAAGAGACAGGTGAACCTTACTCCAAACCTTGAAGGAGCCTTTCTTTTCTTTGACTATCTCTGCTTCGTTTAGTATCTTCTGCATAATAAATTCTCTTTCTCTTTTTATATTTATCTTTTATTGTCCTGTTCCATTTCCATTCTTTTCTATTTCTTTTACTTTTCTTTTCCATGAATCTCATCCCAGTTAGTATCATCCCAGACTATCTTTATATTAGGATAGTTGATTATTTCTTTTAATATTTTAGAATGATCATGCATAAGTTTATTGACAAGTTTAAAAAATTCTTCATCGGCCTGTTTGTTCTTTACTTTCAACCATAATTGTGTATACTCACAACTTGATAAACCAAAATTAACAACAGTCATATGACCAGACATTATACCAAATCCTTTCTCTTGTCAATCTTAAATTTATTACGATCATACTTTTTCTTGGATTGTATAATCCTCTTACGAAAGAGTTTCCATTCCTTAATTCTTGCATAGGGGTTTTTGCTTGTGTGTTTCTTGTCCTTGTTGACCATCTCCATCATCCTTACATATGCCATTCCTATCATCGAGTAGCATCCTTTCCAACAGTTCTTCTGTTGTAACATAATGTTCTCTAAACTTTTCCAGTTTTTTTTGTGCCATCTTTTAATCCTTCAAAATATTTCTTACATCTATTTTCATATTTCTCATGAGATTTTTTTGTATCTTCCCATTTTCTTTTCAAGAGCCTTACTCGTATAGGTTGTGTAGTGTAAGGATTACCTGCATGACTGACCACATGCACCCACTTTCTTTTTTCTGATACATAAATAATTCTTAATCCTGTACCTATCCTTCTAAATTTATTATCCAATAAGATATTATATTTTGTACCATATTTCTTTTGTTTAATTTTATCCCATTCTTCATAGAGATTAATTTCAGGAGGGAATTCTTTAATTTTTCTGGGCCTTCCCCTTTTCTTTCTCTTGCGAAGAAATTTAGGTATGTCTAGTAAATCATCCATTTATATATAATATATGTTCCTGTCCATTTTGTCAATCGTTTTCTACAGCAACGGCCACAGCAATAAACTTATCCACCTGTTCTTTTGTATCACTGGATAAACTATATACCATTTTTCTCAATACTTTATTCTCCTTTCTAATGTTTTCTATTTCAATATTATATTCATCAGGAACTTTACCATATCCTACAGTTCTGTCCCATTGTCTTTGAGTATATTTATTTACTACAAGATTATTTAGTTCTTGTCTTAAATTTCTAACTTCTTTTTCTAAATCACGCATATATTTAAAATCAAGTGCATCATTTATATTAGGCCACACAGCATGATATACTTCTTTTTTTGCTATTTTCAGTTCTTCTTCTTTTTCTTTTAAGTTTTTTTCTATTATTAATATTTGATCTTTCATTATCTTCTCCTAAAATGGCGACCCCGACAGGACTCGAACCTGTGACCCACAGCTTAGAAGGCTGTTGCTCTAATCCAACTGAGCTACGAGGTCTAATAAATCTTCCTCTTTCTTATACCAATACCATCTATTAGTACCTTTCTTTCTCCATCTTTTTTTATGGAACCCTGTAATAATTTTTCCTCCTATAATAAATCCATTATTATTATATTGTTCTATGTCTACCATACCTACTTCAAGTAACTTTTTAAGTTTATTTAGTCTTCTTAATTTTCTAGTATAAGGGTTATTAATATGGCTTCTATCATATGTATCTATAAAATGTTGTTCTTGATCTACTCTTACAGACTTAATTAAAGCATCTACTTCTTCCACTGTCCTACAATCATTTAAATTTCTTTGTTCAGAAGATATATAATTAATCAATCATTTTCTCCTACAAAATAAAAGCACAGGCAATGAGGATCAACCCCATTGCCCATGCAAATCCCAGCATGAAGTCGTGCATATCACTCCTTTTCTTTATCTTTTCTTCCAGTAAGATAGGTATCATTTGCACATAATGGCATCTTATTTTCTATTTTATTTATCCACTCTATTAGCTTTCTCCTTATATATTTTATCATGCTGCCAGACGTACAAACTCTTCGTTCTCCACCCAACTGGCTACCTCAAACTCACGCTTGAGCATGGTCTGTGCTTCATGATCATGAACAGTCCGGCGAATAGCAAAGCCGTTATCTGTATGACT